GGGAGATGCTCGGATGAAGCTCCGCGACCAGGAAGCCTACATCGACAAGCTCACCTCGACGGGCCGGCTTCCCGAGGAGATTCGGTCGCCCAAGGATTTTATCGAGCGTACTCTCGAGGACCTCTTCTTCGTCTGCGCCTTCGTCCTCAGGCGCGGCAAGAAAGTCGAGTACCGCGACCTCAATCACATCCACCGAAAGCTCTGCGATTGGCTGGTGGCCGACCCCAACCTCCAGAAGCTCCTCCTGATGAGCCGAGACTCTCTCAAGTCGACCATCGGCCGTGGCGGCCTTATCCAGAAATTCCTTAAGCATTCCTACGCCGCCGACGAGGCCCTCCTGGGGATCGTCACGGGCGACGAGAAACTGTCGATCGAACACATCACGAAGATCGAGTACGAGGTCGAGACGAACGACCTCATCCAAGCGTTCTTCTCCGGCTATGTCCCGGCCAAACGCGCTGACGCCGAGGCCTGGAACTCGGAGCAGATACGTTGGCGACGGGTCGGCATCGACACGGGTTCTCTTCGAAAGTCTCTCACTGGCCGTCACTACCTTGGCATTTGGAACGACAACCTGATGAACGAGGTCAACTCGGCCACGGCCGACCTCCGAAAATGGGCCATGAAAAGGTGGCGGCAGGGCGAGTCGCTCATCGCCGAAGGCGGCTGGGAGTGGGTCTTCGAGACGCCCTGGGAGCCGGACGACATATCTGGCCTCATCCTCGACCCGGATGGACATTTCGACTACTCCAAACTCCACCGCAAAAGCCCCGCCATGTTTGTCTCGACGACGGGCTATTCGGTCTTCTCCTGTTTCGTCAGGAACGAGAAGGGCGAGTTGAATTTCCCCGAAAAGCTCGACGAGGCCTATCTCGCCCGAAAGCATCGGAAGCAGGGGTCGCTTATCTACGCCAGGATGTACGAGGGCCAGATCCTCGCCGATGACGAACAAGTCTTCCCCGGCCTCCTCATCAAGCATTTCGAGGAGCTGCCGAAATACTACTCCCGCAACATCGTCGTCGATTGTTCCGGCACGACCTCCGCCCAATCCACCCCGACGGCGATCTCCATTTGCGAGTGGGACTCCGACGGCATCATGCACATCGACTACGCCGACGACATGAAGGTCGACGTCCTCTCGCTCAAGAAAAAAGTCTGCGACCTCTACGACAAGTCCCTCAAGGACGGCCGCGGCATCGACCAGGTCGGGGTCGAATGGGAAAAATACGGCATCTATCTCGTCCAGGAACTCCAAGTCTCCCGCCCGGACATCCCGCTCGTCCCGCTCCGGCTTCTCGGCCGGACCCGTGAGGCCCGCATCCTGCCGCTCCAGGGCCTTTATGAGAGCCAGCGCGTCAGGAGCCGGGCCGGCCTCGACAAGTACGAAGCCCAGCTGACCGGCTATCGGCGCGGAAAGAAAGGACAGGAGACCGGGATCCTCGACACCCTGGCTCATCAACTCGACCTCCGCCTCATCCCGAAGGAGGTCGAGGCTCCATCGGAGGAGGACATTCGGCTTAACGAGTTCGCCAAGCAGATCGCCAAGGACCGGCAGTTCCAGCCGTACCAACCGACCGCGGCACAGCAGATCAGGGGGATGTTCTAACATGATCATACTCGCAATAACCCTCATCATCGAGACCCTCGTCTTCGGAGCCATCATCGTTTTCCTCGTCAAGACGCACAACGCACAGGTCTCAGACCTCCACCTCCGCCTCGCCTCCAAGAGCCTCGAGGACTACCACTACTGGCGCGACGGCCATGAGCTCGAGGTCGAGCACAACAAACAGGTCCTCGAGGATATCAGGAAAGAAAAGAATAAGACCGCGGAGCTGACTTCCGCCCAGAAAGAAGCCTTCGAGCGGGCCAAGGGGTTCTGACAATGGCCGAGAAGTTCACGCCGATCAAAGGGACGAAGGCCGAGGGGCCGATGAAGGAGGCTTTCGACCGGACGCAGGAGGAGTGGGAGAATCATTCCTTCCTGTCGCTTTACAACAAGTACCAGGAATACATCCGCTGGTTCGAGGGCGACCAGTACGGCTACGTCACCGGCAAGAAGCACTCCGAGTGGTTTGATGTCTCGGCCTTCGTCGACCGTGAGGTGAAGAACGTCTACAACCGCATCCTGCCGATGATCCGCCAGCAGCACGGCGACCTCATCTTCGACCACGAGTTCTACACGATCGGGGCGACCGAGGAGTCCGACGACCGCCGGGCGGCCGCCGTCGGGTCCATCATCATCGAGCAAACGAACCATGACCGCGATTTACAGCGCAAGCTCATGGAAGCGAAGCTCCTCATCCTCCTCCTCGGCAACTGCTACTGGAAGGAATGGTGGAACAAGAATCTCCGCGGCCTTTCGATCCTGAAGGGCAAGGTCGTTCCTGTCGACGGGGATCTTGACTTCGCCGTCGTCAGCCCGTTCAATTTCCGGCCCGACCCCCACGCCATGAGCCGGGAGGAATGGCGATACGTCGTCGAAGGGAAGCGGGTCCCGACGAGGTCCATTGAACTCGAGTTCGGCCTCGACAAGAACTCCATCAGCAACGAGGGCTACCAAGGATTCGAGCAAAACCGTTTCACGCGCCATGGCATCGATACGCCCAAGGAGCCGTCGGCGGTGAGGAAGGAGTATTGGGAGTTCGCCAATGCCGAAAGGTCGAAGGGCCGGTTCATGGTCATCGCCAACGACATGGTCCTCTACGACGGCGACAACCCGACGCCGGAAGCGAAGTGCAACTACGCGCATTTCAAGAGCGGGATTCCCATCATCGGGACGCAGTTCGACGAGTCAATGGTCGCCATCGGCCAAACCCCGCAGCGGCAGATCAACCGCCACCTCTCGATGGTCGACGAGCATTTTCAGAATTTCCGGGCCAAGGGCCTTCTCCCCTTCGGCTCCCTCCGCCCCGGCGACGAGCAGGCCTTCAAGCGCATGGGAGGCGTCGACTTCATCACTTACAATCCTCGGGTCGGGGCCCCCTATTGGCAGAATCCGCCGGCACTCCCGGAGTCAAGCCTCGGGTATAGCCAGATGCTCGAGAATGAGTTCGAAATAGAAACATCGGTCAGGAAAACCTCCTACGGCCAACTCCCGAAATACGCCTCCCGGCCTTCCAACCAGCTCTTTCAAAGCCTCAAGGGCGCGGATGCCTCCGTCATGCAGCCCGGCCTCATCAACATCGATTCCGAACTCATCTACTGCATGAGGGTCCGCTTGTCCCTGGCGAAGAAACACTACAAGGAGCCGCGGCTCATCAAGAACCTGGGGAAGGGCAAGTTGCCGGCAGTGCGGTCGTTTATCGGCTCGGACCTCCGCGATTCAACCGACATCATGGTCGTTCCCGGCGTCGACATCTTCACGTCCCGGAAGCGGCGCGAGGACATCGCCATCAAGTTCGTCGAGATGCGGGCCATCGACGCGAAACAGGCCCTCGAGATCATGCGCTTCAAAGGGGTCGAGGGCTGGCTCAAGGAAGACAAGGCCGACGAGTACCAATGCACACGGCACGTCGAGCAGATGGTCACGAAGAAGAAATTCATTCCGGCGGACCCGTCGGACAACCATGAGTTCGCCTATAAGTTCTTCAACGACTTTCGGAAGGGCGAGGAGTTCGAGTCGCTCGATGAAAAGACGCAGGGGTTCATCATCCAGAGGCTCAATGAGCATAAAGAGTTCCTGGCTATGATGGCCCCGCCTCCAGTCGAGAAACCGACACGGCCGGGCGTCCCCGGCACAGCCCCGCTTCCCGGGGCGGAGATGGCCGCTCCCCTTCCCGGCGTCAGCGGTATGCCGATTCCTCCGGATGGAGGGGGCGGCGGGGGCGTCCCGCCTGAATTGCTGGAGGCCCTCATGGCCCAGATGGCAGGGGGCGAAGCGTAAATAATCCGCAAGGAGAGACACCATGATAGAAAAATTTCTGACCATCAAAGAGACCGCCGAGAGGCTGAAGGGCCAGGGCTACACGGAGGCCATCGTCGAGGCCTACGTCCGGCACAAAAAGGTCCCCTACCATGTCCGGGAGGGCATCACTCTGATCCCCTTCCCCGAGGCCGAGCCCTTCTTCCCTCGCCTCTTCAGCGACGCGGAAATGAAGGCGATGGGGGCCATCCATCTCGACCTTCCCGAAGGTGACAAGATCGCCCTCGAGGCGAAGGCCGAGGCCCCTGGAGAGCCGAAGTCCCCGGTCGAAGAGAAGCCGAAAAAGGCCCCGAAAGGGACCACAAAAAAACCCAAATAGGAGGCTAATTTATCATGTCAACCGAAGCTAATCCGGGCACGGAACAAGCGAAGTCGCCCTCCGGTGTCGGTGAAGCTCTCAGTATGTTCCAAGAGAGCCAGGCCAAAGCGGCCGCCGAGACGGAGAAAAAAGAAGTCGCGGCTGGCGGCGAGGCCAAGGCCGAAGACAGGAAACCCGAGTCCATCGAAGGCTCCGCGGACAAGGGCAAACCGGCTGGCGAAGTGGTCGAGAAAAAAGGCCCGACCTTCCGGCTTGTGAACGAAAAAGGCGAACCAACGCCTCTCGTATTCAGGGCCGACGACAAGGACCTATCGGAGACTGACCCGGAAAAGATCCGGCAGTACGTCGAGCACGGCTACCATGCCAGCCAGCGGGCCGAGACGTTGAACGCCAAAGAGAAACTGGTCGATTCACAACTCGGCATCCTCGAGGCGATCGACCTCGCCATGAAGGAAGGACGGCTCATCATCAAGGAACCCGGGAAGCCGGGCGAGACTCCCCCCGCCGGCGCGGAAAAGGAGACCGAAGAGGATCTGCTGGCCGACCCCGAGGTGAGGGCACTCAAGGAGAGGGTCAAGAAGACCGAGGAGGAGATCAAGAAAACGGCAGGGCTCTTCGTCAAGGGGGCTGTCGAGAAGGGGTATCAGGAACTCAAGGGACAGATCGAGGCCAAGAAGGCCGAGTTCCCCAACGCCCGGGAATCCGATGTCTGGAAGCTCTTGGAGCTCCAGGAAGAGAAGACCGGGAAGCCCGTCCACGATGTCGCCTCCGCGATGAAAAAAGCCCACGAAGACGAGACCTCCTACCTCGAATCGAAACCTCTCTCCCCGAAACGAGAGCAAGCGGTCATCGCCAAGTATCTCGCCGACAAGGCCAAGGCCGAAGAGGCCCCCGTGGGGTCCCCGGCCGGCGCCGCCCCGGGAGGGGTCGGCAGAGCGGCGAAGGAAGAGGAGAAGCCGATCACCGGCATCGAAGACGCCATCGAGCGTTACAGGCGGAGCCTCGCTAACAATGGAGGTGAAGCCTCCAAATTCTAGCAAGGAGCTAAAATCCCATGTTCACTAACGCAGAGCAATTAAAGCTCTTTAACGAGTTCCTCAGCCCTGGGGTCATCGCGGAGATCGTTTCCCTGTCGAAGCTCTGGGCCAGGCTCAAGAAGAGCGACAAGATCGAGGCCCACGGCCTCTACGCCAAGCAGAAGCTCATGTCGGCGGGAGGCACGTCCACCAGGGCCTCCTCGGACTCCGGCTACCCGATCGCCAAATCGTCCACGCCCCAGTTCCACCTCGTCTTCATGAAGCGAGCCCAGATGTTCACCATGCAGTTCGACGGCTTCAGCTTGGAGCTCGCGGCCAAGAGCGGCGCGTCGATGGACCCCATCGAGTTCGAGAAAAAAGGCCTCTTCATCACCCAGGCCGACGACCTTTCGCGCCAGCTCATGCTGGCCGGGGCGGGCGACCTGTGCGTCGTCAACGGCGCGGTCAGCGGGGCGAAGACGGTCATCGTCGACAGCCCCTATTACGCCGACGCGACCAAGTTTCTGAAGGTCGGTCAGATCCTCGATGTCTACGACGGGGCCACCCAGAAGGTCACCAGCGGTGTCGTCGAATCCATCGACAGTTCAACCCAGTTCAAGTTCACGGCTAACCAGACGATCACCGACAACTCCGTGGTCAAACAGGAAAAGGTTTACACCGCCACGGAAGGCGCGGGCCTCGGCGAAATGATGGGCCTCGACGGCATCATCCGCGATACCGACCCGCCCGCACCCAACGCCTCGGCCGGCCTCCAGTCCCTTCTCGTCGCCACCGACCCCAACTGGAAGTGCTACGTCAACAGCAACGGCGGCGTTAAGCGAGATCTCACCGAGGATCTCATCACGGCCTGCATGGATGAGGTCGACCCCTTCAGCCGGGTCAGCGTCCTCTTGGGGACGCACAAGGTCCGGCGCGTCTGGGCCTCCTACCTCGAAAACTTCAAGTCTCTCGTCAATCAGAAGGTCATGTGGGGTGGCTGGTCCGGCCTTCCGTACATCTATGACGGCAAGGAACTCGCCCTGGTCCCGGACAAGTACGTCCCCGATGGCTGCCTCTATGGCCTCGACGAGGCCATGCTCAACCTCTACGTCACGAAGGTCGGGCAGGAGATCACCTGGGAGAAGGGCGACGCCGGCGGGATCCTCCAGAAGGTCGCCAACAAGAACGAGTTCGTGGCCGAAGGTCATATCTTCGCCAACCTCGGAACCGGGTTCCGCAAGGCGGTCGGCTTCAAGCTCTCGGACCTCAACGAGCCCTCGAGCTGACAATGACAGGGGGAGGCCCTTCGGGGCCTCCTCCTTGATCTTCTTGGAGGACCTATGATACGCCAGCCTGACCCGGCCATCGCAAGAGAGATACGCCTCTCCGACCCCGAACTCTACCCCAAGTGGTTTCCGAATTACGGCAAATGGATGATCGTCAAAGACTTCTCCCGCAGGGTTCCGGGCATTACCGAGTACGACCCGACCACGGGGAAACACTACATTGTGGAGATCATCCTTGAGGATGACCGGGGACGGGCCCTCGAACTCGACCCGCGGATCGTGTCTGTCATCCGCCGGACGCTCTATGAAAAGAACAAGCTCTATGGTCCGCATGGATTTTCGGTCGAGAAAATGTGCGATGCGATGGACGAGGAAGAGTTCCTTAAGGCCAAGGCGGGCGTGAGATTCAGGCACCATGCCGTATGCGAGTTCTTCAAGAAGATTTGGAAATTCAAGACTCAAAAGACTTTCGTTTACGGAGGATAAAAATGGGAGATCAACTCTTAAATGTCAATGAGCTTCGGGCGAAAAGGGCGATAAGCGTCACCATCAAAAGCGGCGCGGTTACGGCCGGCGGGAACACTCAGTCGACGCCGCAGCGGGTCAGCCAGTTCAAGGAAGCCAATTTCTTTCTGGACCTGACCGCCAAGGCGGGAACCCTGACCTTCAACATCTCGGTCTTCACGAAGGACCCGGTCAGCGGCAAATGGTTCTCGCTCGTCGCCTTCACCCAGGCGTCCGATGTCACTACCGAAATGAAGACCGTCGCAGCTAACCTCGGCGCGTACATCGCTTGCGTCTGGACCATTGGTGCCGCGACCTCGGTCACCTTCTCTCTCAGTGCGGTCCTGAAGGTCTGAAGGGAGGCGATCATGGGCAATGAAACTCTGAAGAACAAAAACGAACTCGTCGCCATCCGCGCCTGGGATGCCACGTTCAAGGCCAGCGGGGCCGTGACCGCGAGCGGCGATTCTAAGGCGACCCCGGTCAACGTCAAGCAGTTCAAGGAAGGCGAGTTCTTCCTGGACGTGACCGCCGCCTCGGGGACCAGCCCGACCCTCAATGTGGTCATCGTCACGAGGGACCCGATCTCGGGCAAATGGTTTACGCTGGTCTCGTTCACCCAGGCTACCGGCGTGACCACGGAAAGGAAGGTCCTCACGGGCAACCTCGGGGCCGACCTCGCCGCCACCTGGACCCTTGGCGGGACCACCCCCAACTTCACGTTCTCCATCGGGGCGGTCCTCAAGGCAGGGGAGTAGAAACTCTGGCGGGGCGGGGAGGGCAGCAACCTCTCCGCCCTGACCACAACTAAGGAGGGCGAGATGACAAGAGCCGAAATCCGGTCGCTGGTCAGGTTGCTCATCGACGAGCCAGAGCCCTACCCGGATGGTACGTTCACGGACGCGCAGCTTGACAGCCTCATCAACACGGCGAAGGACAAAGCCACCCTCGCCCTGGCCTCCTTCCTTCCCTGGATGTTCCAGGGGACGGCGTTGGTTGATGTCGAGGCCGGCGTTTCAAGTTACGACATCAGCGAAGACTGGGACATCGACGATTGCCTCGCCGTTGTCACCATCATCAGAAACAAAACGACCGAGGGCCGGCTCCCGGTCCTTTTCTCACCGGGAAGCGAAGACCTGGCCCTCATGTCGAATATCCCCAACACGGACCCTATCCTCTGGGGCCAGGAGAAGGCCGGCTACATCGAGCTCTCCCCTCCTCCGAAAGAGACTGTCGAGGACCGCTATAAGGTCGTCTACGTCAAGAAATTCCCCGACCTCAACAACGACACCTCGGACGTTTCTCCCGATGTCGCCACGCCGGGGTTCAACGCCATCGCCCATCCGCTCATCGCCTACGAGGCGGCCCTCATCGCCATGATCGCCAACGAGAGATCGCCGGCGGACATCGAGAAACGCAAGCAAGACCTCCTTTTCGATATAGCCTGGAACCTCTCGGGAGTCCAGATGGCCAGGCATAGCATCCTCGTCCCGACAGGGGAAATTTTTAGAGGGGGATACATTCGATGACCTATAACCGTCCCGGATACCGGTTCACCCTGCGCGATGAGTTCACACTCGATGATTTTTCCGGGTCGCTCAACCAGGCCGCCCCGCCGGACAAGGTCCCGGTGAACGATTTTCTCCGGTTCAATAATGCCCGGGTCTGCGACGATGCCAAGAGCTTCGAAAGGCGGCCGGGGACGGTCAAACTCCACGCCTTCACGAAAAAGGTCCTGGGGGTCTACGGCATCAACGAGACAGACGAGACGAGGCTCCTGGCTTGCCTCGAGGATGACATCCAACTCAAGAGCGGCGGGTCCTGGGGGTCGATTTTCACGCCGACGAAAGTCACCGTGTCTCCCGTCCAGATCGCCCAGCACAAGGGCCTGACCTTCATCGCCGGCTACGAGAAGCCCATCATGGTCAGGAGCGGCGTCGGCCTCTACCCCGGCCTCGAGGCCCCGACAGAGGCCCCGATGGTCGAGGCCGTTTCGTCCGGAAGCGAGGTCCTGGCGGAAAAGTACGATGAGACCAACGTCGACTACCTTGGGGAACTCCGCCAAGACGCGGCCAGGACGCTTATCGCCCAGAGTTTCAAGGCGACGAAGGCTATCGATGTTTCCCAGGTGGAGCTCCGGCTCCGCAAGGTCGGGAGCCCCACAGGAAATATCTGGGTCGAGATCCACAGCGGGACGGCCGGAACCTCTGGGGCGAAAAACGCCTCGACGGGAATCGTCGGTCAGGCGTCGGCCAACGTGGATGTCTCTACGCTCACAAATATCTTCGCATCGGTCACTTTTGCTTTCAGCGGGACGAAGCCCGCCCTAGAGCTTGGCTCAACCTATTTCATCGTCGTCTATGGTGATTTTACGGTAAGTCCCTCGGCTTATGCCCTGGTCGGCTTCGATTCAAGTTCTCCTGGCTATGAGGATGGAAAGTATTACGAGGTCAACGGGAGCATGGTTTGGTCCGGGAATGATAACGTGGACCTGATATTCGAGGTAAACGGTCCTCCCGATGTTTCCGGCGAGCCTGAGCTTGTTGCAAATTCCGGGTGGGACCCGGTGCCGACAAAAGATACTCTTCGGTATTCTGCGAATAAGGTCGTGCTCGCTTCATCTTTTACGGTCGAGAAAGAAATTGATGTTTGTAAGGTCCTTCTTCCTCTTTGCCAGCTCGGCTCGCCTATCGGGTCTCTGTGGGTCGAGATTCACTCCAGGGGGGACACGACAATTCGAGTTAAGGCCAACTCAGGGAATACAACTATCGAGGTCGTCAGCACTACGGGAATGGTAGCTGAAGACAAGATCGCAATAGCCCTCGATGCCGACCCCGTAAACCCTCGAACGATCCATTGGAGCATCATAGATTCCATCACCGACGCAGATACGGTCGTTATCCACGATGCTATTCCTTCCGGGAGGTCCTCATCCATAGGCGAAGAGGTTTTTTTTCAAAAGGCCACGTCGCTCACGAAGAATGGTTCTGCTGACATAGTTGGGTTGGCGTCGGATAACGTAGACGCTAGCAACCTAGAACAATGCCCCTATTCGTGGAACGAAATTTTTTATTTTACCGCCTCCATGCCAAGGCTTTCGGCCGGAAAGACCTACTACATTATGTTTTATGGGGACTTCGCCATCAGCACATCGAAATATGTCAAATGGGACCAGGTTGATAACTGGCAAGGCGGGGAGGCTTTTACCATCAATAGTAGCGCGTTTTGGTCTTTTGTTTTATATGATCATGACCTTTCTTTCGAGGTTTGGGGATACGGCGTGGCCGACCAAAAAGCCGCGGAATACCCCTCCTCCAACCTCGATGTCTACAACGGTCTTAAAGAGACGGCGGCCCAGACGCTCCTCGCTCAATCGTTCGTCGCCACATTCGACGGGGACATCGCTAAGATCCAACTCTACCTGTCCAAGTTTGGCTCGCCGACCGGACACATCTGGGCCGAAATCCATCAGTCCCAGGCCGGGACATCCGGGAGCAAAAACTCCTCAACGAACCAGGTTGGTCAAGCTTCCGATGAGATAGACGTCTCGACCCTCGACGCCTTCCCGACTTTCGCCGTTAAGACCCTCACCTTCAGCGGAACGAAGCCGACCCTGGTCAAGGGGACGATCTATTACATCGTCGTCTATGGAAGCTTCGCCGTCTCAGCCACGGCCTTTGTGAAGGTCGGCATGGACAAGGACATCCCCGAGACGTCTGGCTATCTTTTCGACATCGACGGTTCCTACGACTGGACGCAGAAGTTCGGGGCCGCGATGGTCTACTATATCTGGAGGGCCGCCGGGGACATCGCCGGGGTTTATTCCTATGTCGTGACTTTCGTCAGGGGCGGGAATTACCCTTGCGAAAGCAGCCCCTCCCCGGCATCGGTCGACGTGACCGTTGTGGCCGGCCAATCCGTGAGCCTCACGGGGATCCCCGTCTCTGCCGACTCGAGCGTTACCGCCAGGAACGTCTACCGGACGGAGGCCGATGGGGCAAGCCACAAGTGGGCCTTCCAGATCGGCGATAACACGACGGCCGCGGCCACGGACAACACCGACGACGCCGGCCTGGGCGACGAGGTGAGCTACGGGAATTCCCCTCCTCCGCCGGGGATGACCATCGAGACGTGGGACGGCCGGCTCTGGGTCGCCGGGGTCCCGGGTTACGATGAGATCATCTTCCCTTCGGGCCTCGACACCCCTGAGCAGTTCGACATCACCTATAACGCCACGTGCCGGGAGAGGGAGGCCGGGAAGATCCTGAAAATAATGGAGTTCGACAATGAACTCTGGGCCCTCAAGGCCGCCTCGATTTGGAAGGTCGCCAGAGGCGGCGATTCTTACATCGTGGATAAGGTCGTGGAGGACGTTGGCCTTGGAGCCGTCGGCTCTGCGGTCCGGTGCGGGAAGGATATGCTCATCTTCCTGTCGAACCACAAAAAAATCGAGATCCTCACCCCATCCGGTCTGGCCAAGACAGATGTTCCTATTTCTTCCAAAGTGAAGACGACCCTGGCCAGCATCAACTCGGCTGCCATCCACAAGTGCGTCGCTGGTAACTATATCGAGAGAGGCGAGTACCGGCTGGCTGTCCCGACCGGAACGAACACCGAGCCGGACACGGTCATCGTCTTTAACTACCTCCGCGGGACATTCGGCCTCGACACCTATAACCACAACCCGACCTCCATGAATCTAACGGACTACTCCCTCGGGTCCAGGGCCCTCGTCCAAGGATCCTCGGCGGGGTCCATCTACCGGGTTGACGAGGATGCGACCACGGATGAAGGGACCGGGATTACGATGGACGTGCAGACTGGCTGGTTCACGACGCCGACGAAGGTCAAGATTTTCAGGACGTTCCTCGACTACATCCTCCCGGAAAGCATGACCCTCTCCCTCAGGGTCTACCGGAATTTCAAGGGGACGGCATCGTATGAAAAATCTCTGCCTGGAAACACGCCGGCGGGCCTTAGCCCGGAGATCAGGGATAGCATCAGGGCCCGCCTTGGCATGGCCATTCAGGGCAAGGCGTTCTCCTTCCGCTTCACCAATTCCGAAGCGGCCAAGGTGAAGCTCTCGCGTATCAACTGTGAAATCATCGTCCGCGAAAAAGGCATAGGGGTCCAGGCGACATGAACAACCTGAATAAGCCGGACATCCAGAGGATCATCGCCGCAAGGCTTGAGGAACTCGGCCTGACCCGTCTGTCTAGAATGTTCTCCGTCGAGCATAACATCCCTCGGGGAACCCATAAGGCCGGCCTAACCGGGTCTGCCGGCGGCGACATGACGAAGGCCGTTTACGATACGGACAACGACGGCAAGGTCAACCAGGCGGCAAATGCCGACACAGTTGACGGGAAACACGCAAGTGATTTTCTTGGGGGAACTTATGACACTGACTTCAAGTGCCTCCTGGTCGTGAAATAAAGAAAGAAGGAGAACGTTATGGCAACTCACAGAGTTCCGACATTAGAAACTTTTGGGTGGCAACATCCTGTAATTGGGGCACAGGCGGCACCGCCGGGCTCGCCAGTCAAAGGCGATAGGTATATCATCAACCATGCTAATCCCTCGGGAGCGTGGACTGGACATCCGTACGAGGTAGCTACATATAACGGCTCTGGCTGGATCTTCGCTGTCCCCAATATCGGGTGGTTCTGCTTCCTCAATGCGTCCCCGTGGATCCTGTATTATTATAGTGAAAACTCGATCTGGGAAGAATTCAGGCCGACGCCCGATCTTCACGCCGCCTCACACAAGTCGGCTGGCGGGGACGCGATTAAGCTCGATGAACTTGCCGCCCCGACAGATGTCACGACCCTCGATGCTACGACCTCGTTGCATGGTCTCCTCAAAAAGCTCGGGGGCGGGACGACGAATTTTCTGAGGGCGGATGGGGCCTGGGCCATGCCCCCGGGGGCCGCTCCCCCGACCGGGACCGGCTTCCGGCATGTGACGACCGGGTCAGAAGACGCCTCCTCGAAGCTTGTCGAAAACGCTGACGTCTCTCTCGGCGCGGCGATCGCCGAATCGAAACTCGCGCTCAATAACGCGACTCACCCAAATACGAATGATCCGACGGCCGATCAGAAAGCGGCTCTGGCCGGGACCTCGGGCACCCCAAGCGTAACTAACAAGTACGTCACCAACGCGGATGCCCGGAACACGGACGCCCGGACGCCGACCACCCACGTGCACGCTGGATCCGACATTACCTCTGGGACGCTCGACGGCGACCGCCTGGCCGCGCCCACTACGACGAAACGGGGCGGCGTCAAGGCCACCGGCACACCGAGTGGAAAATTCCTCAAGGACGACGATACCTGGGCTACGCCGGCTGGTGGGGACATGACGAAGGCCGTCTACGATACGGACGCAGACAACATCGTGGACAAGGCCGAGGCGGTAGATGATGGAGCCGGGAACTCCACAACCGCGGCCCAGGTCAAGGAAGCCTATACGAGGCGGGCCGCTTACGACGCCGACTATAAGTGCTTACTGTTCACCATTTAAGGAGTTTTAATGGCGCAATATCGAGTCCCGAACCTTGACACCTTCTTTTGGCAAGATCCGGTTATCTCCGAGACGAACAACCCGCCGGGCAGTCCCGCCAAGGGGAATCGGTATGCCGTATCCGATACACCTACGGGGGCTTGGGTGGGCCATGCCTTTACGATCGCTGCCTATGATGGGTCGGGATGGCTGTTCACCGTTCCAATGACCGGCTGGGCCTTCTGGGATATCGGCGCCAGTTATTACAAGTATTACAGCGGATCAGCCTGGATGGCCATGAAAATGGTCGAGCTTAGTCTGGTTCTGACGGACGTGGTGTCCAGGGATGTCTCAATCTCGGCGCACGGATTCTGCC